CGCCCATGTCACGCGCGCGTGTCGCGACCTCCTGACACACGATCAGCGCTTCGTGCGCTGCGTGTCTGTGTTTGTGCGCGGTGGGCGAGTAGATCATCATGACGGCGATCAGGCAGAGCATGTTTTTATCCTGTGGTACGATGTTAAAAACCGCGCAACGCATACCACGAGGAGCGCACGATGTCACGTCCACTTTTGCCCGCGTCAGCGATCGAGCGACGAGCGCTCAGCTCCGTGTCGCCGGTGTTCTTTGATACGTATTACTGCGGGATGCGTTACGCGTCTCACCGCTCGAATTGGTTCGACCAACTCGACCGAACGTGGGAGGGTGCGAGAGCACAGGGTGACAAGGGCCGGCAGCTCGTACTCGCACCTCGCGACCACGGTAAAACAGAGGCCGCGATCACTTACGCGGTCCGCGCGATCTGCTTGAATCGGGACGTACGTATCCTCTGGATCTGCGAGTCCGCGTCGCAAGCGGAGAAGCGCATGAGGCGCGTTAAGGCGCTGTTACGATCCGAGCGCATCGTCGCAGATTGGGCGAGCGACCCCGCGCGAGGCTGTACCCCATTCGAGGACGAGGCGACGCCGTGGACCCAAACCCAAGTATACGTTCCCCGCGCGCTCGAGTCGGTGGACCCTACGATCACGGCGATCGGTAGTGGGGGCGCTGTGACCGGGGCGCACTTCGACTTGATCCTCGCGGACGACCTGGAGAGCGACATGTCGTGTCACACGAGCGCGCAGCGAGCGAAAACCAAGAGATGGTTTAAAGCGACAGTGCTCCCGATGTTGTCGCGTGGCGGGCTGATCGCGGTCATCGGGACGCGCAAGCACTACGACGATTTGTACGGGGACATGATCAACGATCCCTCGTGGGCGCTGATCGAGGACCCCGCGGTCGCGCAGATGCCGGAGAGCTACGCATACGAGACCGAGACGCGCGACGGGCGCGAGGTGATCTGCGGAGTCTCGATCGAGGGAGAGGCGCGCGTGCTCTGGCCCGAGGAGCGCCCGATCGAGTACCTCTTACGAGAGCGTCGCTCGATGGGCGCGCAGCTCTTCGCGCGTGAGTTTCAGCACCAAGTGCAAGACGACAGCGCGTCCGCGTTTCGATTCGAGTGGCTGAGCGACGCGAAGAGCCGAGGCTCCGAGCTCTCGATGTACGAGATCCCCCCGGTCGAGCGCTTAGAGCTTGTGCAGGGGTGGGACTTCTCGCTCGTTCAATCGGTGCGCGACGCGGAGGCGCGCGACACCGACTACACGGTCGGGACGACGTGGGCGCGAGACCTCGATACCGGCGATCACTATCTCCTCGGGATGTTTCGCAGGCGAGGACTCACGCCCGCGCAGCTCCGGACCGCGGTCATCGAGGAGTTTAACCGCTTCAGGGGGCGCGTCTCTTCGATCGCGGTCGAGCGTAACGCGTTCGGTGAGATGCATTACGTCGGGCTCAGACAATCGACGGACCTCCCGATCGTCCCGCACCTGACCACGGGCGCGAAAAAGGCCGACCCATGGTCGGGCGTCGCGTCGCTCTCGGTGCTCTTTGAAAACGGGAAGGTGATACTCCCCTCGCGCACCGAGCACGATCGCCGAATGATCGAGCCCTTGATCTCGGAGCTCTGGGGCTTGGGGCGCGAGAAACACGACGATACGGTCCTCTCGCTGTGGATCGCTCACAGCGTGTTAAGGCGCGATCGATTCGCGCACAGCTACGTCGACTCAACGGGCGCTATTTACGACGAGCGGGGCGACGTGCTCAACGCGGACGAGGTGGACGACGGGCTCGACATCTGGTGGGGGGAAGCGTTGCAGGGCAATTACACGACTCACTAGCGCGTGTGATATACTACGCGCGAGGAGACTGCATCATGAGCACATACAAAACAATCTCGATCGAGCGAACGGGCGACGGCTCGGTCACGTTCGATCACAGCGTCACAAAATGGCGCATGGACAGCTATCCCGCGAACGCGCAGATCAGCGTCGAGGATCTGCCGGTCGGCGCGACGTTTAACGTCGATATTAGACCCGCGGGCCACATCGAGTTTAAGCGCCACATCAGCGACGCGACGCCCGACGACCTCGTCATGCTCGCGGGTAAGGAGGCGCCGTTGTTCTCGGCGATCCGCGTCACCGTCGCGACCACGGGGGGCGCGACCATCACCGCACACATCACACTCTGGGAGCGAGGTATCTAAATGAGCGTAATCTATACACAAGGCGGCGCGGCGAGCGTCGCCGACGCGACGACCACAGTCTCGGGGAAAGTCCGACTCGCGACGATCGCAGAGGCGGGAGGCACGAGCGAAGCGATCGCGGTCACACCCGCGGGTCTACAGGCCGAGATCTCAGGGCTCGCGAGCGGGTTGATCTACCGCGGGTCGATCGACGTCGCTGATTTTGCGACGACGCTCGCGAACGCTGAGCTCGGCGACTACTACAAGATCTCGACCGGGGGGACGAGCGGGGGCGTCGTGTACGCTGTCGGCGACTCGATCATCGTTAACGCCGACATGGGCGGGACGTTCAGCGACGCGAAGCTCGACCGGATCGACAACGTCGACCCCTCAACGAGCGACGAGATCACCGGAAATCACAACGCGACGAGCTACACCGCGACGAACACCGACACGCTCACGACTCACCTGAGCGCGATCGATGCGGAGCTCGGCGCGTTCGCGACTGTGGCGACCTCTGGGGACTACAGCGACCTCGCGAACACACCAACGCTTGCGACCGTGGCGACCTCTGGGGACTACGGCGATCTCTTGAACGCTCCCGCGCTCGCGACTGTGGCGACCTCTGGCGCATACGCGGATCTCTCAGGGACTCCGACGCTCGCGACTGTAGCGGCCTCTGGGGACTACAGCGACCTCACGAACACACCAACGCTCGCGACTGTAGCGACGAGCGGATCGTACAACGATCTCGCAGACAAGCCGAGCGCGGACGATCTCGCAGCGGATCACGTCGCCGTGAATTACACAGCGGGGGACGTGAACATCGACGACCATCTCGCGGGCATCGATACGGCGCTCGGCGCGCTCGGCGGCTTCTCGTCGATCGTAGCGAGCAACACCGTGAACGTCGTCGCGATCGACGCGAACACGTTCGTCACGCTAAGCTCTAATAACTCTGTGTACCCGTGGAAGATCAGCGTCCCCGCGTCTCCCTCGGACGGCGACGCGATCGCGCTCACTGTGGCGAGTGGGAGCGACGGAGAGCAGGCGAACACGCGCACCTCGATCGAGGTCTACGCAGACGATCAGACGACCCTCCTCCACACGCTCAACTCGAACGCACGCCGGACGCTCTGGATCGTCTACGAGAGCGCGTCGACCTCGTGGCTCGCGTCTCCATCGTATGACGCGCTAAAGCGGGGGAGCGCGAACTCGACGACGCTCACCGCGTCGAACTTCGGTTTCGAGGAACTCCACATCATGGAGCGCGATACGGGCGACTACCCGCTCACGCTCCCCGCAGCTGCTGACGTCGAGCTCGGACAGGTCCAGATCATCCGACTACGCGGTCCTCGTAACCTCGCGATCACGAGCGCGGCGTCCGACATCGTGGACCCCACCGAGACGAACTACTCACTCAGCGCGAGCAACACGCTCACGGTGAGAGCGGACGCGGGCGAGATCAAGATCAAGCGCGTCGAGCGTATCGGCGTCGCGTACTATGAGCTCGACCCCCCGCTCGCCAACCTGGGCGACTTGGCTCCTCTCGACTCCCCCGATCTCACGGGAACGCCGACCGCTCCCACAGCGACCGCGGGAACGAACACGCAACAGATCGCGACGACCGCGTTCGTCTCCGCTGCTGTCGTCGCTGCGGGTGGTTTGTCGAACATTGTCGAGGACACCTCCCCACAGCTCGGGAACCCGCTCGACGTGAACGGCTTCGCGATCACCTCGGCGACCGGATCGAATGGAGACGTGACACTCGACCCCGACGGGACGGGTGACATCGCGATCGGCGCGGACCTCATCCCCGACGCCGACGGGACGCACACCATCGGCTCGGAGGACGCGCGTTACGTGTCGACTTACTCGGACCTGAACGGCGCGATCAGGTTCAAGGCACAGAACGATCAGGGGACCGCGATCAACAAAGGTGACGTCGTCTACATTCACAGCGTCTCGGGTGACGTCCCGACGGTGAAGCTCGCGCAGGCGAACAACGCCTCGACGATGCCCGCGTTCGGTGTCGCTGCGAGTGGCGCGAACGATCAAGCGGAGGTCCAGATCATCTCGTTCGGTAATTTGACGGAGTACGATACGACGACGCTCTCGTTGAGCGTGGGCGATACGCTCTACGTCTCAGCGACGAACGCGGGGGAGCTCACGAACACAGCGCCCGCGGGCGAGGCGAACCTGATCCAGAACATCGGGCGCGTCGTTCGCGCGAGCGCGACCGAGGGGATCATCAAAGTCGGCGGGGCGGGGCGCTCAGCTGCGACTCCGAACCTCAACGACGGTAAGATTTTCCTCGGCGACTCGAATAATCGGAGCGTCGCGACCGCGCTCTCCTCGATCGCGCTCTCATCGTTTAACGACGATCTCTCGTATCAGCCTCTCGACTCTGGACTCACGTCGATCGCGGGCTTGAGTACGTCGGGCGACGAGCTCCTGTATACGACCGCGTCGGACACCTACGCGACCGCGACGATCACGGCAGCGGGTCGCGCGTTGCTCGACGACGCCGACGCAGCAGCTCAGCGCACGACGCTCGGGCTCGCGACGGTCGCCTCGTCGGGCGCGTACTCGGATCTCTCAGGGACTCCGAGCGCGGACGACTTACTCGCGGATCACACGGCGACGAACTACACCGCGGCCAACGCGAACATTGATGGTCACCTCGCGGGCATCGACTCCGCGCTCGCGTCGGTCGGTGGCGGTTCATCTAACCCGAACATCTACGCATCGACCTCCACCTCATACTCGCCCTCTGCGAGCGACGCGCCGAACCTCCTCGTCTGGTACGGGCTCGGCAATACGAACACGTTCACCGTAACGCTCCCCGATATTCTCACCGTACTCACGGGGACGGGCGCGACGGGGAGTGTCGTCGAGTCGTTTACGATGTGGGTTGGGCGTGGGTATGATGGCGACATCACACTGAGCTCAACCAACGGGATCGACGGTCTAGGTGGTACGATCTCCTACGCGTCGACGCTCACCGTCCCCGCGGGGCAGTGGGTCAAGATCGTCGGGTGGAAAACGTCGTCGACGAACGCGCGCTATCTCGTCGAGGTCCCATACGAGGCTCCCGTCGACTCTGTGAATGGCGCGACGGGCGCGGTCGTTCTCAGCGCGGACGACCTCAACGCGGATCACGCGACTCCCTCGAACTACACAGCGGGAGACGTTAATGTGGACGATCACCTCGTCGGCATCGATAACGCGCTCGGTCTCCTCGCTCCGCTCGCGTCTCCCACGTTCACGGGAACGCCCGCAGCGCCCACAGCGACACAGGGCGACAACTCGACGACGCTCGCGACGACCGCTTACGTAGACACAGCGGTCGCGGGTGCTGGTGGTGGTGGTACGAGCTACACGTACAGCGCGATCTCGGGGACGACGACCGCGCAGGCGTGGTATCACTACAGCGTCGACACGAGCGGAGGCGCGGTGACGCTGAATCTCCCCGCGCTGTCGAGCGTCACCGACGGCGACGAGATCCGAGTCAAGCTGCGCGTCGCGGGGAACACGCTCACGGTCGACGCGAACTTGACGGAGACGATCGACGGACAACAGACACAGACGCTCAGCGTCGCGACCTCGGCGATCACGCTTGTCGCGGGCTCGACAGAATGGGAGATCGTATAATGTCACATAATAAAACGACAATCGGAACAGCGACACCCGACGCGAGCGGCGCGATCAGCGTCGCTTTGA